GTTTCCCAGTCACGATCCACGGCGGTGTATCGTTGGGTCAAACTGCTCTGCGTTTTCTCCAGCTCCCCGCTCATTTCCTGTTGCACCGCGTCGAACATGGAGGACATGAGGGTTTTCATCATGCCTTTGGGGTTGGCGTAGAACTGCGTTTCAAAATCCTCGGCCTCCAGGGACTCCATGACCGTTTCGATCGCTTTCTTTTTAACCTCCGGCTCGGGTTTGGGCTCCGGTTTTGACAGGACAGCAACTTGACCCTCTAAATTGGAAATTTTATCCAGTAGTGCTTGATCCGGATCGGGCGTCGGTTCTGGTGTTGGATCCGGGGCTGGCTCTGGATCTGGCTCGGGTTGTGGGGCCGGTCCACCTATCATGATGTCCGCTTCAGTAAGTTCGCTCATTCTCCCTCCTGTATCTGTTTAAAATAATTGCGAAGTGACGCGCCTTTGAGGTCGCGCAATGCTTTGATGCTCATTAACGCCCCGATCACCGCTTGAGTGTCGGGAGGTTTCCCCTGAAACCAATGATCCGCCTGGGTCATGAGGTTGTTCATGATCTTGTCTTCCTTTTTTTGAACAATTTGCTCAACCGCATACAACGCGCTTGGTGCAGATTGGATCGCAGCCACCTCTTCGGGTGATTTTTTATCAATGGAATTGGTCACGGTCAGCCAACCGGTGTCTGAGTGATTCGGGGATGATTCGTTGCGGGGTTTCGTCGTGCCCACACGCTTTCATCAGGTCTTCCAGAAAGTAACTTTGCAGCCAAATCAGGTTTTCCAGGGTTTTGAGGGCAAATTCCATGCGTTTTGCCGGATCTGTGCAGTTTCTTTGGTGCTCCTCGTACCAAATCGCCACTTCTTTCAATTTTTCTTTCGACTTATAGGCCATAGTTATTAAAAATAGTAATTTTATAAGTTTTCGCTATTGAAGAACCTGAGAAGGCTGAGCCTCCTGTTGGATTTCTGAGGGTATCCCGGCTTCTCCCGTAGGGGATGGGACGTTCCCTTGATTGGTTAATCCGAATAACCGCATAATCTCGTCCATTTCCGCTGGTAACTGTTCGATTTCTTCCGGATCCCGTTCGATACGGGTTGGATCCAGGTCCAAGGTCTTGATCAGGTGGTCTAAGAACTTCTCCGAAGAGTATTTCTTCAAAAAACTCCGCATTAACATCGGATTCCCTTGAACGATCTGCATCAAGGCTGCGAATTTCTGAAAATTTCGCGCTCGCGCCAATGTAGAAGAGAGTCCTGAAACCTTCACTTGCCCCTGTGCTAAGAGAACAAATCGTTCCGCCGGGCTCATTCGGGCTAAAACCAAGGCTTCTCTTCGCCCCAATGAGTTCTGTAATTGCGCTAATTCCAGGTTGTCCGCGAATTGAACGAGGGTTAGAAAGCATTTTCGTAAAAGCCGGGCGATCCCATGCTCCATGTCCATCACAATATCGTCGGTCATGGCCGACTTGGAGTTATCAATGGACTGGATTTCGGTGGCTCGGACTTGTTTGCTCGGAAGATTCCCGAGTTCCAGATCGTTCGTTAAAGCTGCCGTGTTTAAATTCCGATCCGTGAGATTAAACACCGCCAACGCCTCCCCTGGGACCTGACCGGTGGTCGCGGTTTCCACCACCTTCGCGCCGTCCGGGGCATCCTCTGCCACCGCAATGGTCATGCCCTGGGGAATCCCGTCGGTGACTTGGCCAGGGTCTTCCATGTAATCGGTTCGGACTTGCCTGACCCCCCAGACTTCCGCAATCCCGCCGTCTAAAATCAGGTTATAGAGTTCATTAAGCGCGAGATTTAAAGGAACGACCTGATCGTAAAGCGCCTTAACATTGTTCCCAAAAGGCACTCTCATCAATGGGATTTTTACAAACGGGTCTTCCCCGTGCCAAAAGGGGTAGGGTTCGGGTTGCCTGATCACATGTTTGTCATTGGCCACCGTAAACATGACCTTGTGATTCCCTTCCTTGACCGTCCCATCGTTCTCGAACAGCGTTCCGTAATACTCTTCAATAACGGTTCGTTTTCGATGTCTTGGGGGAGTATTGTCTTGATTTAAAAGGCGTTTGCGCCACTCCTTTTCAATCTCCGGGTCCTCGTAGTCTAAAACCAGGTCCGCAACGACATCAGGATCGTAAATCCCTTGCGGGTTATCGTCGTCTTTTACTTTGCGAATGATCTCCTCTAAATCCGTCTCCACCCGATGGATGCGATAAAGACCCCTTCCGTTGGGATCTTCGAAAATGTCTTCCGATCGACACAGCGTTACTTTCAACTGCGTGGGTTTGATCTCTTTTGGTGTCGGTTCACTATCTCCTCGGTTTACTTGAAAGTGCTGTTTTCGCGTTTGCACCGGTAAGACTTTTAACCACATGACCGATTCCAAAAGACCGACAATGGTCCCATCACCAATGATTGAAGCTAATGCGGTGTCCTCCCCATCGTCTCCGGCCAATCGGGTAAATTCGTCCATCAACCAGTTTCGAATCGCGTTCCCGTCAATGGGCGCGTCTTCTGGTGTGGTGATGGAGAAATAAGGGCCGAATTGCACTAAGGCTCGTTTGATAAACGCCTTGAACTGTTGGGCGGTCACAGAGACTTTGGGAATAAACTCTTTGGACTGGCCTTCGATTTTATGAGACCAGTCTTGTTTGTTGAAAAACGCATCCCAGTTGCGTTCGTTCAACTTCTGCCTGTCCGCTCTTCCCTTACGGGCCTCTTCGCGCATATCGCCTAAATAATTAACGAGATCCAAAATAACCTGGCCTCCTGACCTTTTGACGCAAGCGCGTCGCTTTATCAATGCAACGAATGTGAATACCCAAAGTCCGTTCCACCTGTTTCTTCAACTCCCCCATGCAATACCGGCAATTAGCCATAGCGGGGGTTTCTGGGGATGACTTTGCGTCTTAGTCTGTCAATGCGTTTGCGTACCGGTTTCTCGTAAGCGATCCAATACGACACACCGTCAATAAAATGGGTTCGGTAGAAATACGAGTCTTTCTTGTTGTGGGTCTTTTTGATCCCCCCTGAAGAATCTATAAGCACTTCTTCCAAATCCTTGATCGTCTCCTCACACGACGGATCGATGATCAGTCGTCGTGCCCCATCGTGATCACGACACGCCCGGTTGATGGCCGCGATTCTGTCGGGTCCGAAGGGATTTCTTTCCGGTATTTTCATCCGGTAGTTCATGCCCAATCGGGAGAGGTTCTGACTGACCAGGTAAAAGGAGGATTTGGCGGTCTGGGAATGTCTCCACCCTCCGGTGGCGTCGCCGTAGATAAAAATATCCCCCGGCCAGTCCGAGTAGTGTTGATAGAACAGATCGCACATCTCGTCGATCCCACCAATATCAACCTTCAATTCCTGCTTTAAGTAAAAATTGTCCCCAATCCGCTGTCCGACTTCTGTGGCAAAGGGTTCGACGTTGAAATCAAACATCCACGCCAAGGGGTAGATAGGATTTAACTCCACCGGTTTTACATTTAGATCCCGGTTGAACGAGGTGAAAGCGATCGCCCCTCCTATTCCGGGTAGCCACTCCCCCTTCAGTCGGATTCGGCCAATTTGCGAGTCTGGAGGATATTTCGCTTCGAGTTTGGCAATCAGCTCAACCGGAATGTGGGGGTTGTCGTAAATCGACCCCCCGAATAATTGAATGTTCTTCAGCTTCCCCTGCTTGAAAGGTTGGATAATGTCCGAATAAAGCCAAGAGACTCCCCCCACCATCCCCTCGGGAGGAAGAATCGTGCAGGTGCCGAAAATGAGCAAAGGTCGTCCGGCCTCCACTCGTATCGAGCACTCGTCATAAATGGACCGTTTGGGCTCTTCGTCGAAATGAATCCAATCCTTCCCCGCCCCCTGAAACTTTGTCGTCTCCGACTCGCAGGAGCGAAATTCGATCAAAGACCCGTTTTTCAGGAAAAGGGTGTTGGTTTCCTTGTCGAAGCGTTTGATCTCGGATTTGGGGATAAAGGGCTTTTCGCCGCCTGGGGCGACGTGGCCGTTATCAAAATACTTCGGTTGAATCGTGCCTCTGACCGTATTGTGGTCAACCCCAATCACCCACCCGGCGGTCGCGTAGTCCTCCATTTGAATCCGCCCGGTGTGGACTTTCCGGTATTTATTCGGCAATCCGAACCGGGCCAGGTGCGATCCGCAATAGGCGCCTATCTGAGACTTCCCGAATCGGTTGGCTGAACACAGCCAATTCTCATCACATTCTGCCGAGAGAACGCTTTCCTTGAACGCTTCCTGTTTCTTGTGAGGGGTGAATTGATAAAGCGGATCGTCTTTCCGTCGTTCGTTCAGGGTCTCACGAAGATACAGTTCCTCCTCAAGCGCCTCACGATTCGCTGACAACTTCACCCTCCACTACCGTTCCTCGAAGCTCATCCAGTCGGGCCTGTAATTCGGCGTCGGACTTACTTTCAATGTTGATCAGGAAGTTGTTGGTCACCGTCCCACCTTCCCCAGATTCGTACCCCGAGAGATTCGAGACGGTTTTGAGCAAATGCCCGTATCGGTCAGGATGGGTTTCGGCCCAGGCTTGCATCGCCTCCACACTGGGCTCACAACCAAGAATCTTGGTCAGAAACTCCTTGAACGGCTCCCTGGATAAGTTCTGGATTCGTTTTGCAATGAGCTGGCTTTTCTCAGCCTGAGTCAACTCACTCATCGTCCACCCCCATCAGCCGACACAACAGCGTCAGGTGCTTCATCGCCCCGACCTGCGGATCTCCCTTACACCACTTCGCCACGGTCCAGCGAGACACACCCCAGTACTCGGCAAAGTGCGTCTGTGACCAGCCAAGCCGATCAAGCAAATCTTGCATAAGAGCCCCTATAACAGTGATGGAAATCCACACAAATGGTGGAAAGTGGATTGGTGAAAAAAGTTGAGGTTTGGGTATAGGCACGGGTCGCGGGGTCAGTGGATACCCCACCCCCACCCGATCGTGACTGGGAAAC